GAGATACTATAGTTGTTCTGTTGCTTAACCCCGTTTATCGTGATGATAAGGGATTGCTCACTTGGGGGCGTCCAAGTCAGCGTATGCGTAGCAGACGTAGAACTGGTTACATCCAGCCTCCTTATGTCAGAGGCTTTTAATGCTACTTTACCTAGATAACTCATGTGATTTCAAGGATACTCAAGAAACATTCAAGATCAGACGCTGCCGATGCCGTTATAGTGAGTTTGTCAGAAGGCATAAGGTTTATAGGCTTGTCTAACACTAGAGTTGAATCAGCAGGTACAGGTATCGTCTTCCCTACATGGTAGTAGGTCGTAGCAGAGTTATCGTATACCTCGATAGTTGCATCTACTGAGGCTGCCCCATCCACATTAGAAAGGTAGACTGCGTGAATAACCCCCTCTGTTGATGCGGGACAAGTGTAGACATCTGTTCTTGCTGTGCCTATCGCTGCCCCTTTGTTTATAAACGCATTTGCCATCTTATCCTCCTAAAGCAATCGCCATCGCTACCGCTGTACCTGCGGGATCGCCGGGTGTTATCGTTCCCCACGATGAATCAGTACCATCGTTAGTTAAATACTTACCACTCTGCCCTGATACATTGGGTACTATGGCTGCTGTAGAAGTTGACGGAAAACTATTCTTGAGAACAGTCTTCAACATTCTCAAGTGGTCGTCGCCTTCTCCAACTGGGTCACCAACAACGGGGTTGGTATCGACTAATTGTGTTACCCAACTTGCAGATTCAAGAGCCATTATGCACTCGCTGCGGTAAGCGTTACTGTAACAGTTAAAGTATCTCCAGAAACTACAGACCTTGACGAACTAAAATCTACAACTCCATACAGGGTTCCAGTTGTTCCTGACTTTGTATTACTGGATGTTATAAAAGCCCCCGCTACTGTAGCAGTTCCATTTATCGAGAACGTAGCCTTACTCGCACTGTTGTCAATACTCCCTGCGGCAGCCGTGCCTAACGTCAGGGTCTGGCGTACAGACTCACTATAATCGGCTACAACTGCCCAACCCGAATGGGATGACATCGTGTCAGCAGCAGCCTTTGTACCTGCTCCTGCAAGCCCTACGTACCACGTAGTGATCTGAGTTCCACCATCAAGTACAATGCTTAATACATGGTTCAGACCTTCTGTAGTTACGAGGTTTTTATTTATTTCGCGCCACTTCTCCTGACCGTCAGAATCGTAGCAAACGACATCCCATGTATTCTTCAGGCCGATATTATAATCAGTATCGTGTTTCATTTTTAGACCTCCATCGGCCTTCATTGCTGGTTGTATATTCAATTAGGGTAGTCCACCTTTGTCCAAATAGTTGATGGGTCTGATACGCTAGACCAAGTTGTTGAAGGGTCACTTACAGAAGCCCAGGATGTTGTAACGTCAGATTCTGGATTCCAAAGGAATGCTGAGGATGACGTGTAAGCTACGTTTAGTGCGAATGCTATAGAGTCCTCAAACGCTAGGTTACCTGCTGATGTGTAACCATGCTCCATAGCGTAGATAATGCTCTCTACTAGATCATGTGTAGATGTCTTAGTAGCAGTAAGGTCTATCTCAAAAGACGCAGAAGCTGCTAGATCCAGCCCTGCAGAGCTTGTGAATCCCTCACTAACCGCAAATGTAGCTGCACCAACAGCATCCAATACAGAGGAGTCAGTAAATCCTGAGTTCAGAGCAAAAGCTATACTTTCCCCTAATGTGTGGTCTGAAGAGGATGTATAACCCTCTGATATAGCAAGAGTACAAGTATCCGCTTTAGCAGGTGTGTTCCAATTTATCCCTATTGTTGACCATGTTATAGGAGAGCCTGCACTAGACCATGGAATTGGGGCTGTCAATAGTAGCCACCCGTATTCATCACTCTAAGCGCTGACCCTGAGTGACGATCCTTATTGTCTTGTTCCTGTAAAGCATCCACAGCTTGCTGGAAACCCTGCATCCAAAGCGGGACCCGCTCATCGTTCATAATAAATGGCTCCGCTTCTAGAAGCGCCCCGTAGAGATAGATGTCTGGGTTGTCCGTAAGCATTGCTTCCGTTGGGTTGGTGGTAGACAAGGAAGTGATCTTCTTATAGAAAAGCATCTCAAGGGTCATTACGGATCCAGGGATAGGCCCTAACTGGATCTCATTAGCAACTATAGTGTAGAACTTAGGCGTGCCTGTTTGAGTGCTGCCATACAACCTGTCGTATATCTCAGGGGATACATACTGTACAGGTGTTATTGGGGTGGTATTAACCTGGAAGTTACGCATCTGTATGTAGCCAGTTGGGAGAGCATAGTTTCTCTGCCCATTCACAGTAGATGCCGTGTACTTCCCCTCCATCAGCCTCAACCGTAATACCCTGTTCATTCTCGCTTCAGCCAAAGCGATAAACTCAGGTATCCTGTCTGTTAGATCATCCCTATCTAACCAGTTAGCTACAGCTGTCTGTAGTTCTGAATAAGTGCTTATTGCCATTTTCTATGTTCCGGTGGCTTAGAGTGGCCTTTCCAATCAGGGGGAGGCGGTGTTAAGTAAGAGAAATCGTTAGGACCCTTCAGGAATCCATAACGCTTTCCATAATGTGGTACGACCTTACCAAGGGGAAACCTACCTGCGAATTTAAGTAGTGGGCATACTTCAGGTAACCATAAGTCTATACCACGCCCCTTAGCAAACCCTAGTAGGTACTCCACGTTAGGTCTTTCGTCCATGTATTCGTCAGCATGTCCCCAACCACCCTGACCTATAAGATCAACCCCCCAAAGAGCTATTCTGTCGTAACCCTCGTAAATAGCTAACCCAAGCATATAGGCTATAGAGGAGTTGTAATAATCACCTACAAGGGAAGAGACTTCCTCCAGGGGGTACGCCGTGGCATTGGGTATCTCATCGTAAGCCTGCTGCATATATAGCGGAACGTCCAAGCTCCGCAACCTATCCAAGTAGTCAGGCTGGTAGAAGGAAGGTATAGCCTCCTTTATACACTCTAATGGGTGGACGTCGAACAACCTGTCAAAATAAGGGAACTTACCATTGTCCCATGGTAGTCCCCACGTTTCCCAAGAAGAGTCTGTGTAGGGCGCGTCGTCGTGCGTAGACGGAGACAGGCCTACGATAGCGACTTGCTTCATCTAGTCAGTTCAGAAACGTAGACAGTCCCGCCAGTGCTTACCTGTATAGCAGCAACCTTTTCTCCAGGGCTAATACGGTATGTGGTAGGCCAATCCTTTTTGTGAAACACGCCGTTGGTAGCCGTTGCTGTAGGTGCAGCCGCAAATGTTATATAAACATCTTCAGTGGCTGCTATTGAAACCGCATAAGTCTGAGCGCCCACAGCACTACTCGTAGCAGCAGATGTGCCACTGGATGTAATGGTCTGCGTTGCGCCAGCTGGACGGTAAAGATCAGATTCTAAATGAGCCATGTCCTATCCTCTATAGATTTGTTGGTGCTACTTTGAAATATTTGTAATCAGGGTTATTAAGGTAAGCAGCCAGTAGTTTAGTGTCCTTAGCAACCTCCCCATTAGAGTCTTTCATCCACTGCTCCCATACCGTAATTGGTATAGAAGCAGCGTGATGCCATTCACCCCTCTTACCAAGGGTGAGCTTATCTCCGTATGAGTTATACCTTGACTTGTTATCATCAAGGATAGGCTTAGCATCTTGCGTAGTTTTGAACCTAAACTTGTTTTCTGTTTGGTCAAACTGCATTTCTGTGCTACGAGCACCATCACTTTCAACGATAAACTTATCAGACATAACCAATCTTCCCTACTTTAGGAGCCCCATCAGCGGGGTTTCCATCTATGTAAGCCTTCCTTAACCAACCAGCAGCATCTTTAGGCTCAGATGATTTCTTCTTTGCCTTCTTAGTCTTAACCAGTTTGTTAGCGACAGACTCTAGTTCCTTGTCGAGATTCTTCATGCTTACTTTCCGCCAGCCTTACGCCCTCTCTTCACAGCAGCTGCATGACGCTTCTTAGCAGCTTGCCGAGCAAGGGTTCGAGCTTTCTGAGCCTTAACGTAGCCAGCGCGGTTTCCTTTGAACTTCTTAGCTAGATCAGTAGCGCCCGAAGCCCTATCTTTCTTTTTTACCACACCCTTTCCGCTCCAACCTGTCTTCTTTCCACCACCAGCTATGTCAGATAGTTTCTTACCTGTTTTAGCGGCTTCTTTAGCTCTTTGGCGTGTGGTACTTTTACCTGTGTACTTACTCGCTATTCTTTTCTTTATAGCGGTCCTTCTGCCCTTACTTAATGGGTTTTTGATAGTCATACTACATTCTCCCTATAAGGATGGGGCGGGTTTCCCCGCCCCGTACCTTGTTAGCTTACTGAAGCTAGAATACCGCTGGATGCCTCGTTTTTAGAGACAAGACCGTATTCAGCGACAAGCATCTGCTTTACAGCATCGCCCGTCTTTGCAAGATCAACTGTCTGGAAGGGACGTAGCCATGCGATGGCCCAGTAATCCATATCCAGGAAGAAGATGTTTGCAGCAACAGAACCAGGACCATCTTTCGATAAGTTTCGATCCGGAACGATTTTGAACGTACCGAAGTCTGAAACATACACGTCAACAGCTGCCACAACCGAAGCTGGGGACGCTGAGTTAGCTGACGTGCGAAGCTCCGAAACTGTCTGTGACAGAGCGGAGATGGTCTGCTTTACGTTTGATGGAACAAGCATCATGTCTGGGCTACCACCAGCATCATAGCATTCCTTAATGGTTGCTTTGATGTTAGCTTCTGAAGCAGCAGCAGTAGATGTGTTGTTCACCATAGCCGTAGTACCAAGACTACCAGCAGAGGCAGAACCACCGGAACCACCCGCAACGTGACTTGTGTTAAGCCACGCAGGGATACCTGCGGTTGCCCGTGCTTCCGTTGAGTCACCAGCATTACGTATGATGTTTTGAGTGAGCATGGATTCCATGTCTCTCTTCATACGTTTGCCGTTTTTAGCCAACTGGTAAGCCTGATGCTTGCCATGCCCGGCATAGTTCATTACCTGATCTGTACCGGAGGTTTGATTTACGTATTGACTTATCTGGCAGTAATTACCAAGTCGCGTTGGGAGCACCCGTGCATCGGCAGCGATTGAATCGTCGCCCTCAATCTTCCGGTTAGCAGCACCAGCCGTAATCGAGTCGGTCTGCCATTCGTAGAATGTGTTGTCAGCAGTGGTTTTAGCACAACCTGACATGAAGGGTGTGTCCATAGGAGCGATATTGTAAATTACGTCAGACAAATCCTCACGGATCGCCACAGAACTATAAGTCAGTGACGTATTCGTAGCAATTGCCATAGTTATATCCTCGTTAGGAGTTCATCATATCCTCAAGCAAAGTGACCGCATCGTCGATGTGGCCTGTTTGCTTCAGCCTTTTCATAGACTTAGTACGCTTACTCTTTTTATCCGATGATTTACTGGCACCTTTTCCCGACCTAACTACTCTAGGCTTGTTCTTTAGTTTTTTCGACTTTATATCAGACGAATTTAGCTTATCGTAGAGCATTGCTTTCCTAAGAACTAACAATGCACGGTGGTCTACTAAGTCAGAGATCTCTTGATCTGCAAATCCCTGGTTTTTAGCATAATCGCGTAGGCCAAGACCAATCTCACGCTGCTTTTCTGGATCGCCCCATTCAGGTAAAGCATCTACTAGAAGTTTATGCTCCTGTTGAAGGGTCTGAGCGTGTAATTTCTTAGCATCCTCAGCTTGTTTCTGCTGTACAGCGTGTTGTTCACGCTGCATGGACTGGATACGCTCTTGTAACTCACGATACTCTTCTCGCTTTGTTACGTACTCTATCGGGTTGGTTGCCTTCAGCGAATCCCAATCAACCTCAACAAACTGGTCAAAATTCTGAGCAGTATTGTCAATGATATTTTGGAGAGTCTGCATGTACTGCTGTCTTTCATTCCGAATCTGCTCAGTTTCAGCATTCCACATTTGAGCGACTGCTTCCGCCTTCTTACGTTGTTCGGAAATCTCTTGCGTTTTTCGCGTGTAATCTGACTGTCTTGAATATCCCTTCAGAAGCTCGTCAAGGGTTACTTCCTGCTCTTCACCATTTACGGTGACAGCGTAGAGAAGGTCCTCTTCTTCCTCTGTCTGGTCGTCAGCGCCCTCATCGTCCTCTTCTTCAGACTCTTCAGGCTCCTCTTCCGTAGTTTCCGCCTCCTCTACAGGTTGGGCTTCCTCTTCTTCCGTAGGTTGCTCTTCTTCAGTTTCAGGTGTTTCCTCTGCAGGTTCCATCAACTTCAGTAGTGCGTTTTGTGCTTCTATTAAACTACCTTCCTGAGCGTTTCCGTCAGGTACTGCTTCTTGCGGGGCTTCTTGCGTATCCGCCATAATTAAATTCCTCTTAGATGAATGGGTGTTGCTCTGAGAGTATCTTGTCCATGTGTCCAGATTCAACTATGGACGTTACATGACCATACACTCTGTCGAGCAGTCGCATTGCAAGCCAGATAGACTCTCTGGCTTCAACTTCTGTTGAACCACTAGCGTTCCAGCGGTCCATTAAATCTTTTCTTAACGTGTCGAATGCCTCGTTAAATAGGGGGTCGTCGAGTAGTCTCTTTGCTCTTAGTTCTCTTTCTTGGTCGATCATGTAGCTCCTATCGCCACCGCCCGTTTCTGTTCACGCTCTAACTGAAGCTCCTGCATCTTCAGTTGAGCATCTACTTGTCCTTCAGCAGCCTCCAGTTGGAGTTTCTGTTGTTTGATCTGTACTTCAGCGATCTTCACGTCCAGCTCTCCCTTCTTCAACTGCATCTCTGCCTGCTGCATCTGCTCTTCCGGAGTCGGCCCTTCTGGTTCAGGCTCAATGTCCTCCGGATTGGTCAGATAGTCGTCTACATTCTGGAATCCCATATTGCGTAGCATTGCAGCGCCCATATTGTATATGTTCTGCTCGTTTACGATAGCTAAACCACCAGACATTGCTTCAGTAGCGAACTGCAGCATGGTGGATAGATGCACTAGCTGCTGGTCACGGTTACCGTGTCCTATACCTACAGAGACAGAACAATCCATCTTGTCACGCCACATGTCGGGACGCACCTGGGTCCACTCGTTGTTTAGTAGAACAACCCTTTGCTTGTCCTGGTTCTTCTGTACAAGCTCATATATAACACCCATAAGCTCTTTTACACCAGTTTCTGCAAAGTTACGAGCTATAAGCTCAACCCTTGCCTGAGCAGCGGTCATAACCTGAGCTACTGCAGTGGCAGTCTGATGACTCTTCAGAGCATCAGCATTCAGCCCCTGAGTGCTGCTTGTTACGCCAGACCTAGCCTCTCTTATGTGGTCGATGTACTCAAGCATCTGGAAAGAGTAATTTTGAAGTGGGGGAGTAGCCAGAGGCATGACGGCATTGGGGGATTTTACCCTGACTACCCCGCCCGGACGCTGGGTCAGCAAATCATCCAGGTTCGCTTGGCCCTCAAGGACTGCGTACCTACCAAAGTTCTGGTTGTACATGTTGTCCATCAGATTTCGCATCAGCGTACTCTTGATTAGCTGAAGATCCATAGTTAGGTCTGCAACAGACAGGCCAAAGAATTTATGCGGTATCCGAATCGGGGTTAGAGATACGAAAGGTATCCTGTCTATCTCCTCATTAGCCAGCACTTTGCTTCCTACTAGACAAACCTTCCTAAGTTCTGCGATACCGTCCCCATCGTAGTCGATACGCATGAAACATTCGTGTAACCAGTATTCCCGCATTGAGTCGTCGAACCCAAATATCTCCTCGTTACCGAATCCTGAGTTACCTGAGTGGTCGTAGCTGAATCTCGACTCTCTCTCGCCAGAGAAAGCGTCTTCACCATAAGCCTCATCTGATAGATCCTCTGGATCTAAGTCACCGTACATTTCCCGTAGATCTGTCAGGGTTTTTCTAACTCTGTGACAGGTAAATCTAGCGTCCTGTATGGTCTTGGAGAATCGGGAGATCAAGAACTCATCGGGAGGAACATTCTCTACATGAACCCTACCAAGGCTCGTATCCCTAGATATCACTACATGATGCCCTTCACTACCCCCATCAGTGTAAGACCCATCCATCTCCATCCCTGGAGAAGTATGTTCGATAACTTCGACCCTAGGATCGGAAATAAGCGCCTCAAGCTCTGTCTCATCAAGACCCTTGTACTCCTCGCGGTTCCATTCCTCCGTTTCATCCCACCATACCTTAACAATACCGTTTTTCTGCAGAAGAGCGTCAGTAAACCAAGCGTAGAGGATCTCCCAACCGGGATTATCCTTCATAAACACATGATTTACGTAATCTGTGGCTTGTTTTGCAGCAGCTACATCTTCTGGTCCTACAGGGTTAAATGTGACCATTTGGTCGCCAGAAGCGAATATACGCATCAAAGAGGGCTTTATCCACTCTATAGTATCCTGTACAGTGGTATCTACAAAGTGTGATCGGCCTTCGACCTCGTTACCAAAGGGTTCGCCATAGTAATATTCCATAGCTCGCTCACGCTGGAGCGCTATTTCATCACCATAACCCAGGGAATCCGTAATTTCCTGATCTATTCTGGCAACTAGCTCGTCTTCAGTTATCTTTTCCTTAGCCATTAAATAATTCCGTACTCCCCGTAGTGTATATCATTAGTCCAGGTAGGGTCTTTACCTGAAACAGCGAAACGCATCGACATTATGGCGTAACGTGTCGCAGACATTAGATCGTCGTTCAAAGGTACTATTTTTCCTTCCTTTCTGTGGTACATCCTGAATTCTTCCCACCAGTTTGACAGGGTAGAGAAGACATGGAACTTTTCGTCCTCCATACGCTGTAACATGAACATAATACCCTCTTCTATGGAGTTACCACCCTTTTTCTCGCCTAAAGCAGGGGGGTTTTCAAAGATAAAGGGCAGCATATTACAGCCTAACTGACGATACTGGTCAGCTAGACCAGGATTACCCATAGAATCTCGTCTATTGCCGTCATGGGGCCAAGCAATGGGGATAAAGCTGGGCCTATTCCGTATATTCTGAGCATGAACTGCTGGCGGAGCCTTGGCCTGTCTGTAGCAGTCGTAAACATAATACTCATCCTCTTCCCTGTCCCAAGCTGCCCAAACACAGGCTGTAGGATGGTCAAACCCAAAGTCTATCCCGCATATCCTAGGCCAATGGCTAGGTATTTCAAAGGGATCAATTATGATCTTCTCTTCCATTATAGGAAATACCAATCCTGAACCAATTGAAGGTCGCCCATAGCGCCTCATTTCACGCTCATGCGGACTGTATGATGCCAGTATCTGCTCCATGACAGCGTGGTTTAGATGCCCTGGCTTCCCAGTCATACTACGTATGGACTCTGTAGCGTCATCCCAGGTAGCGTTATCCAGGGATTGCCCTGGTTTTAAGTTGTTCATAAACGACGCGACAGTTTCTGTCATGCCGTTCTCAGGAGTGAAAGTCATGTAGACCATACCCTTTCTGTCTAGGGTTCTGGTGACTGCCTGGGAGTATATGTCCCGTGGCGGTTCTTCATCCAGCCAGATACAATCTACAGACCTACCCTGCCATTTTTCTTGGCCCATCTCGTAGGCCTTGAAGAATAAAGAGGAGTTCCCACCGCTAACGTGCCTGATTAGGGCGACCGATTTGGCGTTAGGGACACCGGGCTTCCGTTCAGTTTTTATTATGTAGTTTTTCGGTATAGTACCGGAACCAAACGCTTCCGGGTCGTCTGGGGAACCCAAAAGCTCATGCTGAACAATGTCTCTGGTAGTCTCGTTAGAGACTCCACCAGCCCACGCCGTAATAGGCTGTCTGTACTTCTTTCCTTTCCACCAATCCGGGTACAGCCCGGTCAGATGGTATGACATCTCAGCAGAGCCACAATAACTCTTGCCTATACGGTTAGCTGCCATCAGAAGCCTCTGATTAGCATAACTACCTGTTTCGTGAAACTTTCTCTGGTACGGGTATGGGTCGTAGAATTCTATTCGATTATAGCGCTCTCTCTTTCGGAGTTCTCTGGCTATCTCAACCGCTTTTTCTAGACCTTCCCTTGTAGCCACTTGCATATATTGCTTTCTCTTGAGTTCGAGCTTTTTTCTTAGTCCTGTGTACTTTACCAGACTTTCCCCATTTCCAACCCCCTTTTACTTTTTTGACAGGCATTATTTCTTCTTCTTTTTCTTTTTGCTCTTGGCTAACGCTTCGTTAGCTTCCTTCATCATTTGAACATACTGCGCTCTTTCCTCATCGCTTTGGAACCCCGGTACGTCGATCTCAGGCCCAAGTAGTCCTTCCTTCCGGATCTCACCTGTTCTCTTTGAAGGACGGGGATCTACAGCATCTAACATCTTGTGCTCTGCAGTCTCCATTTGCTTGTCCTTAATAGGAGCCCACTTGAGCACATCACGCAAACTCCTGCCAAACTCCCCCTCATCATACTGCAGGTAGTGCATGACGTAAGGCATAAGATCCGGGTTTTTTCGTAAATAGTCCAGTCCCCCGTGCCTTAGTTCGTGGAGAAGCGTGTTATTGTATCCCTCTATACCCGGCCTCATCCTTATCTCTTTTGCGCTGTACGCTGTTTCACCGCGAGATCCAGGTTCTAGGGTCTTCCAATCTCTTTTAGCAGGTGGTATCTTTGTAGGATCCTCCTCTATGACCTTGTAGTCCAGTATACCCTGTTCCAGGATAGGAGTAATCTCTGTAGGCCCTGCGTATGGTCCTGCCGTTATGGGATACGGATTATGCACTGTTTCACCACCCAATAAACCAGCCAGAGCACGCTTTCTAAGCTCTTCCTGAGAGAGAATACGGGCCATCAGTTCAACCGTTCAGGTATCTCGTCAATATCGTCTGTACCAACCAGAGCATCCAGCTCTCTCTTCAACTCATCTGTTGAAGCCTGCTCAACATGGGCTATTTTCTGTTCAACCCGCTCTGTCGGTTTCAAACCAGCTCTATCGAGCAAATCCTTATTCGCAGCCAGCCTGACGCTCTCTGAGGTCGCATCCTCAGCCAGCCTACGCATAGCAGACAGAGCAATAGGCGCTGCATCCAGCACATTACGCTCTATCTGAGATTTTATCTCATCTGCGAACTGCTTTTTAAGCTCATGCCCCTTCTGTTTAGCACTCTTCTCAGGATAACCTGCCATAACAGCAGACTTCTTAGCGTTACCTGTCAAACAGTACGCTTCGATGAATGCTTCTTGCTTCGGTGTCTTCATAATATCCTCTCAGACGCTCTGTAATGCCCGTGGCTGCATTTTAACCCCCACCCCACTACAAGGAGGCAGCTAAGCGCTTAATCGTCGTAGAAACTCTCTCAGTGAGCACAAACGGTACTAACCCGTGTATCAGAGCTGTTACAGACAGCAGAAATAGGACCCCCCCCAATTTCCAGGCAAAGGCCAGATGCTGTGCATAGGACATCTCTGTTTTCT